CGGGTAAGCGAATACTATAAAATCAGCTAAATATCCAAAAGAGGATATTTTATGGCTGTAGTTCAAATTTCACGTATCCAAATACGTCGTGGGCAAAAAAATCAAGGTACAGGACTTCCACAATTAGCCAGCGGTGAACTTGCTTGGGCTATAGATACACAAGAGTTATACATTGGTAATGGAGCTGTAAGTGAAGGTAGTCCTGCTGTAGGAAATACTAAAATTGTCACATTAAAAGATAATCTTCTTGATTTAGCTAACCAATACAGATATAAAAGGAATAATCCTTTTATCCAAACTTCTAGTGATCCTAATAATCCTACAACTTTATCGTTGGAAGAACGATTAGATAATAGAGTAACTAACGCATCTTACGGAATATTGTCTAATGGAGAAGATATGACTGTAGAAATACAGCACGCCATTGATAATCTATTCATCACTAATAAGGCCGGAGGCGAGTCTCAGCGTGTTACATTAGAATTTCTTCCTGGAAAGTATATTATAAGTAATACGATTTATATTCCTAGTTATGTAAGCATTGTTGGAGCCGGACCTCAGAAGACTATTTTCGAATATCAAGGAACAAGTGGTCCTGTATTCAGATTTATAAACGATACATCTACTATCACCGTGAGGAATTTTACTATTGGACTAACTTCAAATTTATATAACGACTCAGGAATTTATAACCAACAGCCTAAAAATATTACACTTAAAAATTTTAGTGTAAAAGTTAATGAATTGGACACAGCTTGTTTTTTAATGGAATCAGTTCGAGATAGCATTTTTGAAGATTTAGAAGTAAATGGAAATTATGATTGGTATGCAGGAGCAGATTCTAGTGTACCTATTATTTCTACAAACTATGCCTTTAACCTACAAGGTTTTAGTTCTTTAATAACTTCAAAAAATAATAAGTTTCGCAATATAACTATTTCTAGATACATTTATTCCATAGTGAGCGATTATGACATTCTAAATAACATTTGGGAAGATTGCCAAATTAAAGAATCAAAATATGGAATAATCTTCGGGCAAAATACTTCAAATACAATAGGACAACGACACGGTCCACGTAGAAATATTATAAAAAATAGTTACTTTAATGATATTAAAGAAAACGGAATAAGTGTTATAAATGGATATGGTAATGTGTCTAATAATAATACTTTTATCAATGTTGGAAATGATGGATCAGGTAATGCTATAACAGCAGACGGTAGCAGTATCATAAGATTTGTTACACGCGGAAACTATAGCTCAAATGATATATTTGATAGAGCTTATAATAACTATTATAACGAGCAAACATCTACGCTAATTGATGATAGCCTAGCAGGATCAAATTATGGATACAGATATTATCCAGAAGTAGAAGGATCTACTTATTTTAGGAATAATGCATCAAATATAGTAACTTTATTACCATCAATATCATCTGCCACTACCGCATTTAGAATTCCATTTTCTGGCGAAACAAGTATGATTATTAATTACGTGCTCAAAATAGCCACGGGTACACAAATGCGTAGTGGAACATTATCCATAGCTATAGATGACACCCATAATGACTTATTATTATCAGACGACTATGATTATGTAGGCAGTGTAGGTCAAGTTTTAAACACGGTTTTTTCAGCTGACTTTGATGCATCAGGCACTTGTATTAATATAAAATACGTTAATACAAATACTACATATAATTCCACCCTAACCTACGTTTATTCTGTACTATCTTAATGGTTATCAAGTAGTTGACAGGCCAAAATAGCTGTGTATAATTACTTCTATCAAGATGATAAAGTAGTATATTCTCCACTGAAAAGAAAACGGATAGTTTTCTTATCAATAAATATTGTTTCCTAAAAATGTATCATCTTGCAGAGAGATTCTATGTCGCAAATAACAGTAATTAAAAGAAACAGCAGTAAAGAACCATTAACAATAGAAAAATGGCAAGCCCAAATAGCAAAAATTTGCAGTGGAATAGCAGATGTTAGCCAAAGTATGATAGAAATCAAGGCTCAACCGCATTTTTATGATGGTATAACCACTAGAGAAATTGATGAAATAACACTAAGAGCAGTTGTAAATTTAATCGATATTGAGCACAACCCAGATGTAGGGCATACCAATTATCAGTATGTAGCAGGCAAGCAGAGACTTAGTATGCTTCGGAAAGATGTCTATGGACAGTATGAAGTCCCACATTTATATGAAATAGTGAAACGAAACGTAAAGACTGGACTTTATACAGAAGAGCTTCTTGAGTGGTATACTGAAGAGGACTGGAACAAAATGAATGATATCATCGATCATTCGAAAGACGAACAATATAGCTATGCTGCTATTGAACAGCTTATTGAAAAATATCTAGTTAAAAATCGAGCTACGAAAGAAATCTACGAGACACCACAAATACGTTATATGGTCGCTGCTGCTACAGTGTTTCATAAAGAAGAGCCAAACACAGCTCGTATGCGCTATATAAAGGACTACTACAATGCGGCTTCAGATGGCCTATTCACTCTTGCCACCCCTGTGCTCGCTGGGCTTGGCACTCCTACAAAACAATTTAGTAGTTGTGTGCTTATCCGAAGCGATGATGATCTTGACAGTATATTTGCTAGTGGCGAAATGATGGCAAAATATGCCAGTAAACGTGCTGGCATTGGATTAGAGATAGGACGCCTCCGACCATTAGGTAGTCCTATTCGCGGTGGTGAAATAATGCATACAGGAATGATACCTTTCCTAAAAAAATGGTTCGGTGATTTAAGGAGTTGCAGTCAAGGTGGAATTCGAAACGCAAGTGCTACAGTATTTTATCCTATTTGGCATTATCAGTTTGATGATCTTATTGTTCTTAAGAACAATCAAGGCACTGAAGAAACAAGAGTCAGGCATATGGACTACGGGGTGGTCCTGTCCGCACTGTTCTGGCGTAGATTTAAAAACAAAGAAAACATTACCTTCTTCGATCCTAACGAGGTGCCAGACCTATATGAGGCATTTTATAGAGACACTGACCTATTTGAAGAATTATACATTAAATATGAAAAGACGTCAGGGCTGCGTAAAAAAACAATAAGTGCAGAGGAAGTATTTAAGGGAGGCATACTTAAGGAACGAACTGATACAGGGCGTATATATCTTGCTTACATAGATAATGTTATCAACCAAGGCCCATTCCATCCCCTGTATCATCCCATATACCAAAGTAACTTATGCTGTGAAATCCTGCTTCCGACACGCACATTCAAAAGACTTGATGACCCAGAAGGTAGAATTGCTTTATGCACCTTGGGGTCAATTAACTGGGGAAGTTTCCGCCACCCTGAGGATATGCGTCGTGCTTGCCGTATACTCCAGCGTAGCCTTTGTAACATACTTGATTATCAAGACTTTTTAAGCATACAGAGCAAACTAAGCAATGATGAAATACAGCCATTAGGCATTGGTGTAACTAACTTGGCCTATTGGCACGCCAAAAAGGGACTTAAATATGGCGATAAAGAAGCACTAGCAGAAGTTAAAAGTTGGATGGAACACCAAGCTTATTACCTAACAGAAGCCACAGTGGAGTTGGCCAAGGAGCGTGGTGCTTGTAAAGACAGTAGGTTAACCTACTATGGACGAGGTATATTCCCTTGGGAACGTAGAGCGAAAGGTGTTAATGATCTGGCAAATTTCGCTCCAGAGCTCGATTGGGAACCACTACGTGAACAAATGAAACAGTATGGTATACGTAATGCTACATTGATGGCTATTGCTCCAGTTGAGTCGAGCAGTGTTGTAATTAATAGTACAAATGGTATTGAAATGCCTATGAGCCTTATAAGTACTAAAGAAAGTAAGGCAGGTTCATTTACACAGGTTGTGCCAGATTATCATAAATTAAAAAACAAATATCAGTTGATGTGGGATGAAAAAGATTGTGTTGGTTATATTAAAACTGCGGCCGTTTTAGCAGCCTATGTTGATCAAAGTATAAGCACAAATACCTTTTATAATCCTGCTCACTTTCCCGAACGTAAAGTTCCTACCACTCTAATAGCAAAGAATTTAATGCAGGCCCATTATTGGGGTATAAAAACTTTTTATTACAGCCTGATTAATAAGGCAGGAAGTAAGATAGTTGAAGAACCAAAGCTGAATGGCTTTCACGGTGCAGAATTAAATGGATTCCACGAAGTAGAATTAGAAGAAGATTGCGAAAGCTGTAAACTTTAAATGGAAATAAAATGTCAATAGCACAATATAACCTACATACAAAGACAGATTACCTACATCGTAAAATGTTCCTTGACCCGGCAGGACCAGTAACTATACAAAGATTCGAAGAAGTAAAGTATAACAAAATAGTAGATTTTGAAAAAACAGCACGAGGCTTTTTCTGGGTGCCTGAGGAAGTTAGCCTCACTAAAGATGCGCAGGATTTTAAAGATGCCAGTGATGCGGTAAAACATATCTTCACTAGCAATCTTCTTAGACAAACAGCTTTAGATAGTTTACAAGGACGCGGACCAAGCCAAATCTTTACGCCAGTAATTAGCCTACCTGAACTAGAAGCATTAGTATATAATTGGACATTTTTTGAAACTAATATTCACAGTCGTAGTTACAGTCATATTATACGCAACATCTATAATGTACCCAAAGAAGTATTTAATACCATACACGACACTAAAGAAATCGTTGATATGGCAAGTAGTGTAGGCAAATATTATGATGATCTACATAAGTTTAATTGTATTAAAGAAACAGATGGTGACCCAAATAACTGTCCAGAAGATGGCCACATCCGAGCAATCTGGTTAGCACTTAATGCCAGCTATGCCCTGGAAGCATTTCGATTTATGGTATCGTTCGCCACCAGCCTTGCAATGGTAGAAAATAAGATTTTTATTGGTAATGGCAACATCATTAGCCTTATCCTACAAGATGAACTATTACACAAAGGATGGACTGCTTGGTTAATTAATCAGGTAGTTAAAGAGGATACAAGATTCGCTAATATTAAACAAGAATGCGAGGCTGAAGTATATCAAATGTATATGGATGTTATACGTGAAGAAAAGGCTTGGGCAGACTATTTGTTTAAGCGAGGACCAGTAATTGGGCTTAACGCCAATATTTTAAAGGACTTTGTTGATTACACAGCAGCAGGTGCTTTAAAAGATATCGGGCTAAAGTATAATCATGCGTACCCAAAAAGCACCCCAATTCCTTGGTTTAATAAGCACAGCGACACTAGTAAGAAACAAACTGCCTTGCAAGAAAATGAATCAACTAATTATGTTATTGGGGTGATGAGTGATGCAATAGACTATGAAGAATTACCCACATTGTAAGGATAAAAAAATGGCAAAAATACATGAAGAAGTAATTATTATAAAATTAAGCAAACTACATAAAGAAAATCAATCTGTAGGCGAATTAGCAGGAGAAGATACTCTTGCTAATCTAGAAGTAGTTGTGCAAGAATTAGTAGGAACAGATATAATTGTTGAACTGGAGAAAGCAGAATGAAAGCTATAGTCTGGAGCAAATATCACTGTCCTTTTTGCGATAAGGCTAAGGCATTATTAAAAATGAAAGGTGTAGAGTTTGAAGAGCGTAAAATTGGAGACGGCTACACTAAAGAAGAGTTATTAGAAGCAGTACCAAATGCTCGTACTGTTCCACAAATTTTTATTAATGACCAGTTAATTGGTGGATACACAGAATTAGAGAAATATTTTAAAGAGGCTGCGTAATGTTATTAGAAAAAACAAAATTTAAAGAAGGCGACATAATTAGCTTGAAGCTTATCAGCGGCGAAGAAGTGATTGGTAAGTATGTTAGTGAAGATATAACAGATTTGGTAATTCATCAACCCACAATGTTAGCAATGACACAAAAAGGTCCAGCTATGGCTCCTGTAATGATGACTATAGAACCAGACAAAGATTACTCAATCGCAAAATCTGCTATTATACTCAAAGGTCAAACACAAAAAGAAATAGCAGATCAATACTTTTATCAAACCACAGGAATACAACCAGTTAGCACTGGTAGTATCATACGATAATGCCGCAGGTAGCACAAAAAGATCAGCAAAGCACGGTCAGCTGCTCAGATGGCGCACAAGGAGGGCAATGTGCAAGTAAACCTACTCGGTGGAATTGGAACAGTGGCATAACAAGTAGCAGTAATACAGGTAGCTCGGACGTATTCGTTGAAAATATTGGAGTGGTTAGGAAAAATGACATAATGACTAGCCACGCAGATGGTGCCCCTTGTGTTACAAGTGCAGTAAACCATACTCCTTACCTGAATACATATAGTCCAAATGTTTTTGTTAATAATAGAGAAGTTGGCAGAGTTGGAGATACTTATAATGGCGGAACAGGATTTAACCATGTTATTACTTCTACTCAAAATACAGTTTATGCTAACGGTTGACATATCTTAAAAAAATCTTTATACTTGTAAAAACTGCTAAATTATTAGCAGTAGTAAAATAAAGGAGACAAATATGTCACAAAACAAATTTCAAGATTTTGCCAAATTAGTAGAAGCAATGGAAGGTGACTTTGAAAAATTCTACGATAAAGAAGTTGGAGCAGCAGGTACACGGGTTCGTAAACATCTTCAAGAATTAGCAAAACTATGTAAAGAAGTTAGAAATGATGTTACCTCAGTTAAAAACGCTAGAAAAGAAGCCAAGTAAGTCAACTAAATTTAAGGTAAATACGTTATATACTTATAGGAGTATATTATGAAAAAAATATTTGCTTTTTTAGCTCTTACAGCAAGCTCTTTAGCTTTTGCTAGCCCTCATCATCACGGGCATAGACATTTCCACCATAGACATTGGCACAGCCCTCCTGTTCACCATTGGGTAGTTCCAGCTCTAATTGGAGGGGCAGTAGTGTATGCTGCTACTCGTCCGGATCCAGTTGTTGTTCAACAACCCGCAGTCGTATTACAACCTAATCAAGTTGTAATTGATGGTGTTATCTATACTAAACAAATAATGGTTATTAACGGTGTAACACAAGAAGTATTAGTGAGGCAATAATGTACAAATATCAGCTTTGGGTGCGTATTAATGATTATCAAACTGCTAACACTATTGTGTGGGCTGAAAACGATTATGCAGCAAAGATGTTAGGCGAAGCGCAATATGGTGCAGGTAATGTTTTAAATTATACAAGGATAGACGAATAATGGCTTACTCAGCACAGGTAATTGATCATTACGAAAATCCACGTAATGTGGGTAGTTTTGAAAAAGGTGATAATACTGTAGGAACAGGTATGGTTGGGGCTCCGGCTTGCGGCGATGTTATGAAACTACAGATTAAAGTAGATGAACAAACTGGAGTAATCACGGATGCTAAATTCAAAACTTATGGTTGTGGATCGGCTATTGCTAGTAGCAGCCTTGTTACTGAATGGGTTAAAGGAAAAACTTTGGATCAAGCTGGCACAATTAAGAACACAGCGATCGCACAAGAGTTGGCATTACCTCCAGTCAAAATCCATTGCTCTATCTTGGCTGAAGATGCGATAAAAGCAGCAATAGCAGATTATAAACAAAAACATGATATCACT